CATCATCAGCAGAAACACCTCCAAAAGTAAAATCTGTTCGACCAACTACAGGAATATTACACTTGGTTTTTTCCTGTGGTATAGAGATTTGTTCTTCGCAAGTGATAGGACCAAGATTAGCAGCTCCTATTTCCTCAAGCGCTGAGAAACCGTTTGTGATAATCTCGATTATTTCTTGCTGATACTTTTCAAATTTTTCTCTATCTTTGTCATCAACAGGTTCGTACTTTCTGAACTTATCTAGGTTATCATTTATTAATTGTTGTTTGTCTGCATACTGCAAAGCATTTGCGTATGGCATTAATTTTTTTGTAAGTGGATTTAGTTTCCAAATAGTATCTGAGTAGTATTGTTGAAGTACATCACCAACTGCTACACCTGCTTTCATTTGAGCATTTGCAGGAAGTAATCTTCTCTCTTCTTGAGTTAGGATTACATACTTCATTAACCAAGCACCGTCAGGAATATTATCTTGCGTTGGTGAATGATGATGTAAATTTAATTTGATTGCCCACAAAGGTAACTCAGGACCACTTAAAGGATCGTCTAACTTATTGTTATTAAATATCATTAAACGTCATATAAAGACCTGACCTTATTTGTCAAAGGTCTTTGCCAATATTGACAATGATTTTACTGACTTAGATTATTTAACTATTTTTAACGATGTTGCCGATTTTGCCGAGTTGTTCTCTAATTCAAGATCAGAATTAAACCATTTATGAAGTGCAGCTACAGGACCAAAGACAGTTGTTCTACCAATTTTTTTATGTGGTGGTTTCTTGCCTTTGTATCTTGATGAGATTTGATGCTTCAACATATTAGGATTTATACCTAGTTCTCTAGCAGCTTCTAATCTTGTTAAGTATTGTTTCTTCACTATCCAACTTTCTTTCTAATGTACTCAGGAATTTCGTCTACACCTTTAAATATTTTTTCTAAATTTAAACCACGTTTAATTTTCTTTTTATCTTGCTCTGTTAAATCATTTAATTTTTTTAAATCTATTTGTAATTTTTCTAATTGCTTTTCTAATTCTTTATGTACCTTTTGTTGCGCTTCAAATATTTTTGCTTCAGCTTCTTTGATCTGTTCAGCTTGCTCGATACTTTCAAAGTAAGACATATCTTTTTTCATTGCTCCTCTTTTCACCATAGAAACTACTGGAGCTATAAAACTAAATGGACCTGTAGCAATTAATGCTTTTTCTGCAGTTGGTTCAGGATTGTAAATTTGTTGTTTACCTTTTTCTATTTTTAAAATTCCAAAAAAGTATTGCATTGTTTCCATGCCAAACTCTTCAAGCTCAGGAACATCTCTGCCAACTACAACTAATTTATTTTCTAAATAATTATCTGCACTATCTGATTTATAATAATAAACAAAATGATTATGAAGATGTGAACCTAAACTATCAATTAATATTGCTTTGATCTCTGGTCTATAAATATCTCTTGGTACAGGAATAAGTTGATCAGTTGATAACAGACCTCCTTCTGGTGTACCTTCACTTACAGATGGAGCAGGTTTGATTTGACCAATCCAATAATCCTCATTACCTGCAGCGTGCATATTAAATAAATCTACAGATCCCCAAAGTCTACAAGTTTGTTTTTCAAATAATAAATCTACAGGATCGCAGCCTAAAGCTTTTGCATAAGTGATTGCTTTATCTAAAGATAATTTTCTTTGACCTTTAAGTTCTCTAAATAAAACAGAATTTTCAACACCAGTTTTTTCTGCAAATCTTTTTGGTGTCATTCCAAAACTATTTACAAAGTAATTAAATGTATCATTGCTTGCTCTATTAAATGGAGTTGATTGATTAAACATTTGTTTTGCTCTTAACCATTTATTATAAAAATGATCTTTCTTTGCGTTTAATCTTTTTGATACTTCAGGAAATACTTCTCTTGGATTACCTCTTGTAACTCTCTTTGCAACACCAGTACCACCAAGAATAGTTTTTGATTTTATATCTTTGTAATGAAATAAAGTTGTTACTTCTACATCATCCTGAGCGTGCCAGTGAACATTGAAATCAGATACTTCCATAGCACTATCTAAATTTTTAGGAGGTGGTTTGATCCACTTAACTGTAAGCTTATTGCTCATATAATAATGTCTTATATATAAATTGTGGCAGAATATTCAAGGATTTTTGTCAATATTGGCAAAGTTTGACAAATAAGCTGAGAATGTTAATCGACACAAATATGGCTAGAAATCAGCGTTTTTCACAGTTAGTTTCGCCTTTCTCAGAATGGCATAGAAATCAGCATGATGGTATCAATTATTTTGACCTAGATATGGTAGGCACTTGTCCTGCTTGCGCTGCTCCACTATTCCTTGCAGATACTATCTACAATTTAGACTTTAGATTTAAAGGTAAATCTGACTGGCATAGAACACCATATAAAATCTTAGCTGAAGCTGCAGATATTCCATACTATGAATTTTTTTATACAGTAGATGAAAGCAATAAAAGAAGAGACATCATACGCTTTGATATAAACAGGATCAGACCATACTCAGGTAAAGTCTGGCGTAACTTATCACCAGATCAAATGCTACAGTTCTTGGAGTACATGGCATTAAAATCTCATGGTCCTAATTGTACTAACAAAGATTATTTAATCAGAAAAATTACTAACAACAAATGCGGAAATAAATTTATTCGCCAACAAAACTATGTCAACTTTTTATCTATCTGATCCTTTAGTTTTAAATGAGCTGCGTTTGCAGGATGATGACTTCAGGATTTACCAACACTGCTGCAGGCAGTTCAATGTTAAAACTTTAAATTGTTTTATTCGTTTGGTTGACATTGCAGGTCAGTTTCAAATTAGTGTTGAACAGGTTCAGCATAGCTTAGCTAGAATGACTAGAATAAGAATTGATGGTGAGCCTTTAATTAAAATAAAAGATGCAGGTAAGTTTTTGGTATTCGATATGCCAAGACATAAAGTATTTATCAAGTCAATTGGTTTTCAAAGATTTAATGCTAGTAAAGGTTGGAAGCATTTACGAGAACATCTTGCAAATGCTCCAGTTAAAAAAAAATATTTATATCCTAAGCTTGATCAGTATGAGCTGTTGGATCTGTTGATTGAACTACCTCAGGAACAGTTTGATAAAATTAAACCTGAAGATCTTATGTATGGTTGGATGTATCGTAATGCAAAAAAAATTAGAAAAGATAATAGAAGAAAAGATTAAGTTACTTGAGTACATCGTAGAAATATTAGACGATGCTGCTTATGCAGAAAGATTTATATCAAAGCCTTCAAACAGGAATTGTCCTTCAATGTATAAGATCTTAGATTATTGTTATGATAAAAAAGATTTAGGTTATTATGAAAAACCAAAGATGGTCCTGCGTGCTACTCCAAGACAAATGACAAGGTATGGATTAGCTTTAGATATATTGATGGAAGTAGATAAAGATGTATCAGACAATCCTAGAATGGCACGTAAGTTATTGTGGCTAAGAGCTAACAGGTTTCAGTGGACCAAGCTTGGAAAGTTTTTTGGTTATCATAGAACAACAATCAAAAAGATGTATGAGACAATCTTAGATAAGTTATCAAATAAATTAAAAAATAATCTTTACATCTACGACAAAATATTTAAGTAATAAGTATATCTTCAAATTTTTATTTTTTTAAATCTGTATAGGAAATAAAGTTAAAACATAATAATAGACAGTTAAGAAATCACCTGTATAATTTTACTGTTGTAAGCGTATTGCCAAAAAGCTTTTAATTTTTTTTTACTCTTTTTTTTTATTCCAACGATCTTTGACCACTTATGAAATTCAAACCAGATCAGTGCGAAAGTTTTACAAGATCAAGTCAATATACAGTACGCTGCAAACGTAAAGGTTTCTTTTGCAAAACATCAGGTAAATACAGATGTCCTAACCACGCAGGTTTGAGTAGTGGACCAAAAACAAAAAGAGGCAAATTAAGATCTCTACAAAATTTAAAACAGTTTAGGAATGACGAAAGCTTTAGAACTTACATCAGAGTTAACAGAACAGATTTGCCAAGAGTTGATGAACGGTCAACCACTAACAAGGATCTGCAATAGAAAAGAATTACCAAGTCTTGCTACAGTCAACAGGTGGATTACCAAACATCCTTCCTTTGCTAAACAAATAACAAATGCAAGAAGAGTAGGTTGTCAGTATTATTTAGATAAGATGATTGAAGAGCTTGAGACTATGTCAGCTAAAGATGTTGGCATCGTAAGAGAGAAGCTGCATCACTACCGTTGGCTAAGCAGTAAGCTACTGCCTAACCTGTACGGTGATAAGCAAGAAGTTATTCAAGATACAAAGATAACAATTAAGTGGGAGCAAGATCCAAAGATTGTAGAAGGTCAGGTAGTTAGTGAGGCGTGAGGTAGTCTCGCGCGTGTGATGGAGTTCGATATATATAAAGACACACCAGATACACACCACTGCTTTGATTTTAAAAGTAATCTAGCGGTAGAGCTTGCGATGAGTAGTCTAAGGTAAGTCGAAAAACTGGTAAAAATAAAGTCAATCGCGCGTAACAGGCGATACCCAAAATCGCGCGCCACCGTCTAATACGTATAATATACCTATGAGCAAAACAGACAAAAAGAAATTTATAATACCTGAGAAATTTAAGGATGTGACTTCCTTTTCATTTACCACTTATGG